ATCTTGCGCTGTGTACGTGTGACTTGAGGAACTTTGGTGCTGATCTGAGTTTGGTTGCCCAAACGTACAGAGGCTACAGCTGCGGTAGTAGTCGCATCTTCACCTTCAATCACGGCGTTAGTACCACTAGCCGTTCCGATTGAGTCAGTCTGCCATTCATGGTTAGTAGCTGTCGCTGTGGTGCGAGTGATGCTAGACATGAAAGGCGTGTCGGTTGGAGAAATGTCATAAATGACGTTGCTTAAGTCTTCGCGATTACCAATCGCATCATAAGTTGAGGTTGCATTCGTTGGAGTAGTCATAATATTTTACCCTTTAAGTTGTCGTTTGAGTTGTCTCAGTTTTACAGCATCATCCACTGAACCCGTCTCGCTCAAACGAGCTTGCGCTTGCTTGATTTGAGTCTGTAGGTTCGACGACGTTGCCGCTCTTGGCTTTGTCGAAACCGGTGCTTTGCGTACCTTTTTTTCAATTGCCGCGTTACTCCTTGAAGATTTAATAGCCTGTCCTGCAAGTATTAACGCCTCAAAGTGGCGGGCCTGATTAATGCCCTGCAATTCAGCATCTGAATAACCTAGCGCTTTGCCAGCCTCTTGTATCGCTGTCATGTCCTTAGAATAAGCGTCTGTAAACTTGCCATCTGCTACCCATTCGGGGTGAGCTGCGTGCAATACTCGGCCTTCTTCTTTGGTGTCGACGCTGCTGTTTGGCGCTTGATCTCTCGCCTTGGCAACTGTCTCTTTGCGCTTAGCTATCTTCTCCTGGTACTTAATGTATTCATCCGGTTCGTACTCACGCATTTCTGCAATTTTATCCGATGTTAGCGTCTCTTCGGCTAATATAGCGTCAAGTTCGGCTAAACTGGCATCAAGTGCCTGTTGCTTACCAGCTAACTTAGCCTGATCTGCTTCAAGTACTTTTCGCCCTTCGGCTACTTCTTGCGTCTTGCGCGTATAGTCAGATTGCCGTAAATGTCCCTGCTCCCACTCTGCGATGTTCTTAAGGTTTATTTCACGCCCTTGGTATTCAACGTAAAGATCCTCATCATCATCGCTAGTAGCTACAGTTTCATCGCTGGTCGCTTCTAACTCCTCAGATTCAACAGCGTCATCCGTTTCAGCTCGCGCCTCTTCTTCAACGACTGCTTCCTCTGGAGCCTCATCTGCTGAGACATCAACAACTTCAAGGTTTTCGGTTGGCGCAAGTTCTGGCTCCGAGTTGCCTCTAGCTCTTGAAATTCTTTGTACTAAATCTGCTTCACTTGTTTGTGCTTCTAACATTATAACACCCTATGATTATCCCGCTAACGGGGTTCATTTAAAGAACTGGTTATTGCACCTGAGTAATTTTGATTGTGTCTTGCGCCCGCTTGCCGATCTTAACAATCTCTTCAAATTTACCCTGGAACAATTTCATTAGCTGCATTCGCTGCCATAGATCATGGCGTGATTCAGGACTATCTAGCTTTGAGCTTTCAAACTCAATGAACATAGCGGCCCTCATAGCTGTCACTGCTTCAATGTATAGAGGGTTGTCCAGTAGCAGCTGGGCTTGGTGCGCTCTTGTTATGTCCGCTTGTACGTTCTTGTCTGTCACTTGTTGAATCCTTTTGGTTGTTCAACGGTTTATTGAATATCTTATTCCAGTTATCTAGGAACTTATCATCACCTATCTTTTTAGGCCTGCGGTTACTGCCCTTGCTCATACTAAAGACCCTGGAATATTCTTGTTGCTGTCAACCTCCAATTTAGTGAGGTCGACAGCTATCTGTTGATTGTTCTGATTCTGCTTTTGTGCCGTACTTATATTGAATTGGCGCTGATCTTCGGCTAACTTCGCCGATTCTAACTGTAACTTGCCTTGAGCGATAGCTACATCACCTTCTCGTTTGACCATTTCAGCCTCGGCTAGTGGGTTTTGTAGTTGCGCGTTCTGCTCCTGCAGCTGGAGCACTGTCTGGTTAAGCAATTCATTCTCAGCCTTAAGCAATTCTTCGGGTTCTTCAGGGTTGTTAAAGAACTCATCAACACTAGGCAGGTCGAGGCCGCTAACAATACGATTTAGAGTGTTATAAATACCAACCTCATCAGTTAGTGCCGAGCCTGTGGCCTTAAGCTGTTGCTGGATACCATAAATACCCTGTAATGAGGCAATGAGCTGCTCGTTATTACCGGCGCCCAATCCAACGCTAGACGTGACATGATGGCTGTATTTCCATGATGACGGGTTAGTGGTTAATGCTTTGCCCAGCGCCCTAAACTCTGTATCTGTGTCCTGGAAACGAGACACTAACCAAGCAATACCCTCATACAGTTTACGAAAGCCTGTTTCAGCGTAGTTTCTAGCGATCAACTCTATCTTAGCCTGACCCGCATCCTGTACGCCCTCGAAGCGTGTGGCAGTCTCGCGGCCTATGGCGTCACTATCTAAGCCCTGGTTAGCTAATAAAGCACCAGTGGTCTGAGCCTTGGCTTGATCGACATATTGCAGCACTTGAAGCGTGCGATCACCGATATAGGGAATCTGTAGGGGGAATACTGCATTTTGTGGTAGCACATCGGTATCATTATCTAGCCTAACAACACCATTAGTGCGCATCGTTAGCATGTCATCAAGATCAACGTCAGGATGAACTACGTTGCGCGGGTTGTTAACCATGTACATATTGTTCAACATGCCGCGAAGCAAGACAGTTTTTTGACGCTGAGTAGAGCTAGTGATCTCAGCTCTTGAACGACCAATAGCCTTATGCGGCATTAAGATTGCTGATAGTGAGGCGTACGGTACGTGATTAAAAGGCTCGTTGATCAGGATATGATTGCCTGATTTCATAATGTGCCGGCGCTCTGCTATCCCATCACCATCATAATCAACTCTAATATATAGATCGTGTAGGTCTACGTGCTGGCCTGCCCAATCATTAATGTCTGTATCAGAGCTATTATCACCGCCCTGGTCTTTGTTGCGAATATCAGAAAGAGTGGTTGAACGCTCTTCACTATCACCGGTAGATGGTAGTTGATCGATTAGATCCCTAGGGAAGCCGTCGGCTATTAACTCGCCACGAGTCTTACGGATGCGATCACCAACCAGTGCGGCGTCATCGATTGATGTTGCGTTCTTTGTGATCAGGAATGATTCAGGTGGCACGTTAATAATGGCGACTTTGTTTTCTTTGCGCGTCACTCTAAAGCTAATATCGAATAGACCTGTAGCCTCATCCTCTAACTGATCAGCAACAACCACTTTAACTCTATCAACATCAGCCCCGCGCAGGCTCTCAGTGATAGCGGCAAACTCTTCCTGATCTACGCCGGTGTAGCTAACCGTCTCGACATCTTTAGACTCATCCATGAAGTATTTAACAACGCCATTCTTCTGGATCTCAGCGTCTTTAAGCCAGTTGTGCAGTATCTGAAATGAACCAGGTTGATTGCGGACTATCCAGTTAACGTATTTGGTTTTCTCTTCAGCCTCTTTAACCTCCACTTCATTATCGGTATTAGACTGGAAAGTAATAATGTCGCCTGATCCCATAAAGATACGGGCAAGTGATGGCATATCAGATTCGACTACATCGGCAACATCGGTACTAACCACGCTCGATTGATCTTTGACCTCATCACCGTAGGGCCGGCCTAGGTATTCTTTCAGATAACGTTCGTTATCCTGCATGAACTCGCCATTGTAGATCATGGCATCCTGTTCTGCCGATTCTACTATTGCTAGTAGTTCATTCTCATTCATGTGAGGCATCAGGCAATACTCGTTTGTTGGTAGTTAAGCTTCTTCTTTTTCATATCGTCTCGCACCGGCTGCGCAAACGTTAAACCGCCAGCGTCACCATAATCAGGAGAAAAGCCGTATTTAGACTTGATTTTATCTTTTGCCCATAATACACGCCTATCATGCGAATCTCTATCATATGGGGATGCGCACAAATCGGCCTGCATCTCATCACTGTTAGGTATATCGACAGGAAGGCTTTCGTCAACCATCCAATCCGCCATCTCACCCCATATCTCATTGCGCTTATTCTTGTATTTTACAGGGTTAAGCGGAGTTGAGCCAAAATTCACAGACTTTACACGCTTTTTATAGCCAAGTTCGTGCAATCTATCAACTAAGTCGGCCCCCGCACCGTAGTCAATAAACATCATATCTGGCGTTTTATCGGCCAAATCATCCACTGTGTCTAGTATCCGCTTACAGATAGCTACGTTCTTACCGAGAGCATCACACTCATTGCCTATATATGATTCCATGCCGTACATCTTTCGACCCTGACGGCGAATAATAGCAAACCTATCACCCCCTCTTGATGGGTCAACACCGACAACTAGCGGGCCACTACCTTTGACTTTGTTAGCTCTAGCGCTCATACATTGATCAGCACTTATAAGCCCATCCCCTCCAGATACTTGAAAGGCTTCAGCTGCATTCATTGGATACTCTTGCTTGAATGCTTTGCCGCCATCGATGCCATCGGTTGTTAGCTCGGCAATCTTGACTCGACGCCAGTGCATTTGCCCAAGGTTTAGGCCATACACTTCCATTAGCCCTTCTTCATCCGGCGTTAGAGTGAAGTCATCAGGCGGCGTCTTTGTATATTCACTCTGCCAGAACCAGGGAACAAATATAGGCTGAAACTCACTCAGCCCTTTCTCTGCTAGCTTCCATTGCTCGTGAAAGAAGTTACCAACGCCGTTAGCGGTACTCTCCCATATAACCTCTGTGCCATCAGCATCGGGGACAGCCTGCATTATCCCCTTTGTATGCTCGCTGGCATTCATCCAGAACGCGACCTCAGAGCCGTGGAAGTATTGAATGGTTTGACCGCGACCAACTGCCTTATTGCCTGCGGTGCCAATCTTATAGCCTGAGTCTAGCTTGTCGAACTGTAGCTCTTTGGCATTGGCAGCACCTGGTGAAGGTTTAACGAATGGTGGTAGATTCTCGTAGTAGCGCTCAGCCATCTCGAATAGAGCGTTAGTAGACTCGCCATCATGAGTAAGTATGAAAGCGCGAACGCCCTTGTTGTGGGTTGTGCGCCACATAAAGCGGCCTTCAGCATAAGTAGACGCTCCCTGCTGTCGACCCTTAAGCAAGATAGCCCGAACCTTTCCCGTATTCTTTAGCTGATCCTCGAGGCGCTCATGTATGTATTGCTGAGCTTCGTTTAATACTAGGGGTTGGAGGCCCTCGCTCTTTGTTCTTATTCTTAGGCAGTTCTTTGCATAGTAAGCAAAATCATTCTTAAGCCTAAGCCGCTTGGCTTCTGAGCTAGTCATCTAAGGAGTTGAGCCATTCTTCGTGGGTTTGCACTACTAGATTAGTGTCATTCTCGATCTTCTCTGAGTAGCCTTGCTTACCTAATGCTAGTT